GTAAGGATACTAAAGTAATCATTACATCTACTCCAAATGGTGTAGGCAATATGTTCTATAAACTTTGGCAAGGTTCAATTCAAAACGCAAATTCATTCAAACCGTTTACGATTAAATGGTGGGAAGTACCAGGCCGCGATGAAGCTTGGAAGCAACAGACTATCGAGAATACAAGCGAGCTGCAGTTCCGCCAAGAATTTGAAGTTGACTTCATTGGTAGTAGCTTAACGCTGATCGCGTCTGATACACTACTTGCATTGCAAGCTCGTTCTCCAATTAAAGAATGGCAGGATACGCGTTACTATGTAGAACCAAAGGCAGGTCATAACTATATTATGACAGTTGACGTTAGTAAAGGTCGCGGTCAAGACTATAGTACTTTTACGGTCTTTGACGTAACATCAACTACATTCTCAACTGTATGCATCTATCGTAGCAACATGATATCTCCACTGATGTTTCCTGAGTACATCACACGTGCTGCCAAGGTTTACAATGATGCATTGGTTGTTATTGAAAATAATGATGCAGGTCAGGTTGTATGTAACAGCGTATATTATGATTATGAATATGATAATACTTTTGTATCAAGCGCTGTTAAGAATAACGGGATTGGTGTTACAATGACTAAGCGTGTTAAGCGTATTGGATGCAGTAACCTTAAGGACCTAATTGAACGCGGACGACTTGAAGTTTGTGATGCTGATGCAGTTACTGAACTATCATCGTTTGAACCAAAAGGCGATAGTTATGCAGCATCTGGAGGATGTCACGATGACCTTGTTATGAACATGGTGCTCTTTGCATGGTATGTAAGTACTGATTCATTTACATCTCTAACTAATCATGAACTTAAGGATTTGTTATATGCCGAAAAGATTCGTGAAATGGAAGAAGACCTCCCACCGTTTGGATTCATATCGCGCGCTTCTAATTCTGATAAGCCAGATAGTGCAGTTCACTATGAACAACAAATAAGTGATTTACGTGAGTGGAATACTTTATAAATATGCCTTTGAATAAATACAATTATTGATGGACTCCTTATAATGATTCACTTAAAATTAAACTACTGACGAAAGGAAAAACATGGGATTCTTAGTATCACCTGGTGTCGAGGTCAACGAAATCGACATGACAAATATCATCCCAGCACTGTCCACCTCTATTGGTGCATATGCTGGCGAATTCAACTGGGGTCCATCTGGCCGCATTGTTACCGTCTCATCTGAGGCTGAACTTGCAAGTACATTTGGCGCACCATCCGTAAGTGGAGCTAACGCAGACAGAAAAGCTCGTTCATTCTTCACAGCCGCAAGCTTTTTAAAGTATGGAAATACACTGCGCGTTTCTCGTGCTGTTCCAAACGATGCAAAGAATGCATACTCTGGTTTGACTGACATTGATGTTATTACTGACATCGATGATTTTGAAAATACTGCAAATAAGCCAGCAGGAGCGTATGCTCGATATGCAGGCAGCCTCGGCAATGGCTTGAAAGTTGTTGTTATCACTGAAAACAATGATGGAGATTCTTACTATGGAACTGGATCTGGATCAACAGTAAGCGAATATGTTTCGCAACTATCATATCTTCCAGGTACAACTGAATGGGCGGCTGCATTAACTGGTGATGAATACATCCATGACGAATGTGCAGTTCTTGTTATCGACACCGAAGCAAAGTTTAGCTCAACACGCGATGCCGTTCTTGAACGCTTTGAAGGTCTTAGCCTTGCAAAGAATGCAAAGACTGTTGACGGCGCAAATAACTATTTCATCGATGTAATTAATACACAATCACAGTACGTATATGCTTATGACTTAGAAACAAAATTCCTTACGGCGACTACTCCGGTGGAACTAAGTACAACTTCAGATTCGACGGCATTCACATATAAGACATCCGGTGCAGAGTTTGCATTTACGCTTGATAACGGTAGTGACGGTACACTCATAGCAGGTACAGTTACGGCTGCGCTTGACTTATTTGATGAAGGTGACGCAGTTGACATTAACTTTATTTTTGCTCAGACTATATCTGAAACTGAAAATGTTCAAAAACCAATTGACGATGAATTAATCGAAATTGCCATGGATCGTAGAGATGTAATTGCGTTTATCTCAGCGCCACTTATCATTGCAACAACTGGACTTAGCGGAACAGCTGACACAAAGAAAAACACTGTTACTGAATACTTCGATAGTCTCTCTAGCACAAGTTACGCTGTGTTTGGAAGCACTCCAGTTCAGATGTACAATAAGTACACTGACCGTTTCATTTGGGTTCCTGATAGCGGTCACGTTGCAGGCCTATGTGCATACACCGATGATGTTACTGAGCCATGGTTCAGCCCCGCTGGATTAAACCGCGGACAACTTCGTGGTGTATCTAAGCTTGCACTAAATCCAAATAAGACTCAACGTGATGACCTTTACAAGGCACGTGTTAATCCAATTGTTAGCTTCCCAGGTGAAGGCATCGTTCTTTACGGTGATAAGACTGCGCTATCTCGCCCAAGTGCGTTTGATCGTATCAATGTACGTCGCTTATTCATTACTCTTGAAAAGGCGATTGCTACATTTGCTAAGTACCAGCTGTTTGAACTTAACGATGAGTTTACTCGCAGAGCATTCCGTGCAGCGGTTGAGCCTTATCTTCGTATCGTTCAGGCTCGTCGTGGTATCACTGACTTCCGCGTTATCTGCGACACTACCAATAACACTGGTGCTGTAATTGATAGTAACGGATTCGTCGCTGATATCTACATTAAGCCTGCTCGCTCTATCAACTTCATTACTCTTAACTTCATTGCTACCCGCACCGGTGTTGAGTTCAAGGAAATTGTTGGAGGCTAATATCTATAGTAAAGCTAATAAATACTCATAACAGAAAGGCATAAAAGAATATGGCAGGAATAGATAATTTCAAAGGTAAGTTAGTTGGAGGCGGTGCTCGCCCTAACCTTTTCAAAGCATTGGTTAACTTCCCTATTGGTGTCGGTGGCAGTACCGAATTGGCAAGCTTTATGATTAAGGGTGCACAGCTTCCAGCAAGTGTTATCGCTCCGATCGAAGTTCCATTTCGTGGTCGCAAGTTGAAGATTGCGGGTGACCGTACATTTGAACCTTGGACCATTACCGTTATCAATGATACTGGTATGGAAATTCGCCGCGCGTTTGAACGATGGATGCACCTTATCAATGCTAACCAAGAAAACGTATCCAATTACCAGTCTGCTGTTGGTTCACTTGGTTACATGACTGATATGGACGTCATTCAGCTTGATCGCAGTGGAGATGAAAATGGAACACATAGTTACAGAATAATCGATGCGTTCCCAACTAACATTAGCGCAATTGACCTTAATTACGAAACTAACGATACGATTGAAGAGTTCACGGTTGAACTCAACTATCAGTATTGGATTTCCGCGGATACGGTCTAAGCAATGATTGAGGCGGCACATGAAAGTTTGTAGTAATGTGCCGCCACTTTCTTTAATATATAGAGTATGAGGTTATTCGGATTTGAGATTGGGCGAAAGATTGATGGAGCTAAGCCTAGCTCTGATGAGCGCGAAGGGACAGTGAAGTCATTCGCGTCGCCTTATGGTGCAGATGATGCAGCCGTTATCTCAAGTTCATCTACATCTGGTTATTATGGCCAGGTGTTAAACATTGATGGAGTCAGTTTTAATAATGAAAAGGACCTCATCTTAAAGTATCGTGGTGCAAGTACACAACCTGAATGCGACAACGCGATTACCGAAATCGTAAACGCATCTATCGTCAATGACAGTGACGGTATGCCAATTCGACTAATCCTGGATAACGTTGAGTTATCGGAGTCGATCAAAACAAAGATTCATGCTGAATTCCAAAATCTGCTAACACTGCTTGATTTTAATTTCAATGGATCTGATATTTTCCGCCGTTGGTACATTGACGGCCGTCTATACTATCATAAGGTAATTGATCCTAAAAAGACAAAGGACGGGATCAAAGAAATTCGCATGATTGATCCGCTGCGAATTAAGAAGGTTAAAGAAGTAACAACTAAACTTGATAAAGTTACAGGTGTAAAGACCGTTGAAGTTTCAAATGAGTATTACCTTTACACTGATGATATTGGATCGTTGACCACGTCACAGTCCCCACCAATGATGAGTGCAGGTATCAAGATTGATCCTGAGGTTGTAACATATGTTCCTTCAGGATTAACTGACGAAACTGGACGTGTAACCGTTTCTTATCTACACAAGAGCGTTAAGCTGATTAATCAGCTACGCATGATGGAAGACAGTCTTGTCATCTATCGTATTTCACGCGCGCCTGAGCGTCGTATCTTCTACATTGATATCGGTAACCTTCCAAAAGGAAAAGCCGAAGAATATGTTCAGGGGATCATGGCTAAGTATCGCAACAAGTTGGTTTATGATGCCAACACTGGCGAAATTAGCGATGACCGTAAGAGCATGAGTATGCTTGAGGACTTTTGGTTACCGCGCCGTGAAGGTGGTAAAGGTACCGAAATTACAACTCTACCTGGCGGTGAAAACCTCAGCCAAATTGAGGACGTCTTATTCTTCCAAAAGAAACTACATCGCAGTCTTAACGTTCCTCAAAATCGACTTGATAGCGAATCTATGTTTAACATGGGTCGTGTTAGCGAAATTTCTCGAGAAGAAGTTAAGTTCCAAAAGTTTGTCAATCGCTTACGTAAGAAGTTTGCGATACTGTTTATTGACATTCTACGCACTCAGATTATTCTTAAAGGCATAATTACTCCACAAGATTGGCAAGGTATTAAAGAAAACCTTAACGTCGACTACATTGAGGATAACTACTTTAGTGAACTAAAAGACTTCGAAATTCTTAAAGAACGCATCATGACGGTTGACCAACTTGGTGATAAGATAGGTAAATACTATAGCGAAAAGTGGGTTCGTTCCAATATACTTAATCAAAGCGATGACGAGATTAAGCAGATGGACGAAGAAATTGCTGAAGAAAAAGCGAAGGCCGATGCTGCGTCTGCGCCAGATGAATCTGAAATGGATGCAGGCCAACCCGACGAAGAACAACAACAACCAGACGAAGAATAATATATGAGTGATGTAAATATTCAATCAATGATAGATGCGGTTAAATCTGATAACCGTGAAGCAGCTGACACTGCATTCAAAAATGCGATTATGTCAAAGATTACAACTGCACTTGATGTTAAGCGTGTTGAGCTAGCGTCGACTGTGTATAATCAAGCTATTCAAAATGATGCAAAATAATGCATCTTAAGAAGAGCATTTGTATAAATAAATTCCATAATGAAATTAATCACCGAGCATATTGAAGACCTTAGCTACTCTATTGTTGAGAGCGCACAGGGTGGTGAAAAGAAATATATCATTGATGGAGTCTTTATGCAGGCTGAGCAGGTAAACCGCAATCGTCGAGTTTACCCAAAGAAAGTTTTAGAAAACGCCGTAAGTAAATACCTTACGGAATATGTTGATAAAGGACGCGCCGTTGGTGAGTTAAATCATCCAGATGGTCCTACTATTAACCTTGATAAAGTTTCACACCGCATTACCGAACTATCATGGAACGGTAATGATGTTGTTGGAAAGGCGCTTATACTCAACACACCGATGGGCAACATCGTGAAAGGACTACTTGAAGGTGGTTGTCAGTTAGGCGTCTCTAGTCGTGGTATGGGAACCGTTGCATCTAAGAACGGCCGCAGTGAAGTTAATGATGACTTCACGCTATCTACAATTGATATTGTACAAGATCCAAGTGCTCCATCGGCGTTCGTCAATGGGATACTTGAGGGAGTAGAATACTTCTGGGATAACGGTCTACTAAAGCCGCAACAAATTGAGAAATATGAGACTGAAATTAAAAAATCCTCTTCAGCAAATTTGGCTGAAGCCCAGGTGCGTATCTGGAATGATTTCCTCTCCAACCTGTAATTAAGAAAAACACAATGGAAAATAACTTAGATAACCTACAAGAAGACGAAGTCATTATTGAAGACATCGACGTTGACGCCTTGGAAACTCTTGATGAAACTTTGGAACAGGACATCACTGAAGCCAAAGTTAATCCAAAAGAGATTGACGGTGAAGACGACGACGACAAAGAAGACGATGGCGAAGGTTTAGACAACCTCGGCGACGAAGATTCTGACGTTGACAATGATGGAGACAGCGACGAAGCTGATGAATATCTTACTAAGCGTCGTAAGACGGTTGCTAAGAAGATTGCAAAAGAAGACACTGACATAAACGAATCCGAAGATGATATTGATTTAACTGAAGCGTCTCCGTTTATTACCCATGGAACAAACAGATGGCGAGCGTATTATCCTGGCGCTTACAGCGGCACAGGTTATACCAAATATTTCAAAGATGAAGCATCTGCTAAAGCATGGGCTGCAAAGAAAGGTTATGGAACTAAAGTTACTAAAGTTAGTGATGTCAGCAAAAAAGACCATGATGCAATCATTAAAAAGGGCAAGGAAGAAATGCAAAAATCTGGAAAGAATACTGTATTCATTCAGCATGGTAGTAATACACATACGGTAGCTAAGATCAATAAGAAGGGTGAAGCTGGAAGACACCAAGAAGGTGGTACTTATGTGCGTGAAAGCCTTACCGTCGATGAATCATTTGAATCTGAAGATATCACTCGTCTAATTGAAAGCGAAGAAGGACTAACCGAAGAATTTAAGGATAAGGCCGCTATCATTTTTGAAGCTGCAGTATCTTCTAAGGTTAACGAAATCGAAGCAACGTTGGTAGAGCAGTATGAGTCCCGTCTTGCCGAAGAAGTCGAAAGCGTTAAGAGCGTTCTTGAAGAACAAGTTGACAGCTATCTCACCTATGCAGTTGAATCCTGGATGGAAGAGAACAAGGTTGCAGTCGAATCTTCACTACGCACC